CAGCTCTTCTAGTGCACGCTCAGCATCACTGACTGCACGCACCGAGCCCTCTAGACCGTATCCAGCACGCTCGACATCACGAGCAGCCTTCGCACGAGCACGCTCAGCATCGGTGGCTTTCTTTGAGCCTTTGCCATATCCACGAGTGATCAGGTCGAAGTACTCTTGTGCTGCTGTGACCTGCTCGGTCGCCTGCAGTAACTCAGCCTTTGATTTGGTAACTGCTTTGGTGGCATCGACTGATGACTTCGATGCGCTCAGTGATGATTTCACTGCGTCGCTGAAAGCCTTTAGTTTCTTGGTCGTGTCGTCGATGGTCTTCTTTGCACCACCACCACCCTTAGAGCCACCACCACCCATCTGCTGATCGAGCAGACCTGTGGCATCAGTGAGCGTGTTAGTAGCACCAGCAGCGACCTTCGCTGCACCACCTAGACCATCGAACTTCTCATTTACAGCAGTCAGGTCTTTTCCGGTGAGACCCATCTGATTACCAAGTTTCTTCGTATCGATAGTGATCTCAGGAATGTTAGGTATCAGTGGTATCGAGTTGAATGCTCTGATGAGTGCATTTACTGCACCGATAGCGATGTTCCCTAGAGCCTGCTTCATGTCATCGAACTTTGATACGAAGAATTTGACAGCACCGACAGCGATGTTGCCTAGCCCCTTGAAGAAACCGACGAATAGATCAGGTAGAGCTGCTACGAGAGCGACGATCGCACCACCGAGACCGACTATCAGTGAGCCACCTAGCGTCGCCAGCCACTTCACCAGTGAGCCGGTGAGTCGAGCAGCGTAGCCCAGTAGCATCGGGATACCGTCAGACAGCAGCCATTTGCCTAGATCACCAAAGAATGTGACGAGCTGTGCAGGTAACTCACGAGCTGCTAGAGATATCCATGAGACGAGCTTGTCACCGAGTTTCTGTACAGTGCCGACGAGTGCCGGCAGTGCAGTGCCGATCAGCCACTTGTATGCGCTCATCATGAACGCTTTCAGCTGCTCGATCATCATCGGTATGCGTGGCTCTATCCAGCCTACGAGTGCATCAGCGAGACTGCTCACAGCACTCAACCACATCGGGAAGCCGGTGGTCTTTATCCAGTTAGCTGCCGACTCGATGAACTCACCCAGAGCCTTCACGACGATCGGGAAGCCGGTCTTGATCTTGTCTGCGATGAAGTCGATACCACCAGCGAGACCACCTGATCGCAGTGCGTCAGAGAATCCACTGAGTACTGGCAGTATCTGATTTGAGACGATACCGAGCAGACTGCTGAACGCCGGTATGAGTGCAGTGCCGATCTGTGCCGAGACATCTTTGAACTGGGCCGAGATGATGCGCTGCCTGTTCGCTACACCATCACTGGTGCGTGCAAAGTCACCCTGTGCTAGTGCCGAATCTTTCATGATCAGCGCATATGCAGCCTGTGATTTGATCGCTGTAGGTAGCTGACCTGTGAATGTGCCGAGACCCATCGCAGCTGCTTCGGCTTTGAGTCGAGACTCAGAGAGAGCGATACCGAACTTCTTTAGTGGCTCTGTTTCACCTGATAGACCAGATCGCAGAGCGAGCAGAGCATCATCGGTGCTGACATTGTTGAAACTAGCGAGATCGGCTGCCAGACCTACGAGCGATGTGCTCATCTCTGTTGCCATCGGCTGTGTCAGACCGAACGCTTGTAGCAGGTTGCCATATGTGCCGGCTGCTTCGAGAGCTGCCTGCTCAGAGATACCTAGTGACTGGGCACTGGTCTTGGCGAAGTTCTTTACAGCCTGCGATGAGTCACCGAACACCACATCGACTTTGCTCAGCGACTCTTGTAGATCAGACCCCATATCAATAAACTTTTTGGCTGTCACTGCAGCTGCTGTGCCGAGTGCAGCTGTGGCGATACCCATCGTCTTCAGTGACGGTAGGGCACTCGACATGCGCTTGCCCATGCTGACTGTTGCGTCGCCGGTATCTTTCAGCGCACTGACAGCAGACTTCGCATTACCAAAAATCTGCAGGGTTAGTTTGCGTGCGCCAGCCATGATCAGTGCAGTCTATTCTGGGAACGCTTCGCCTGTAAGCCGATCGAGCACTGTCTGATATAGACCCATGATGTGCTTCTCTTCGTAGCCCACAGCTCGATACAGGAAGAAGTCACGGCCACGAGTCTGCTGCTTGAACTGATTCCAGCCTTTGACCACTCGTAGGCCACCAGACTTCGTGCGTGCGAGTAGTACTGGGTCGCCACCGAGACGCTTTGAGATCGTCTTGCCTGATGACTCGACTGACTGGCTCTCTACTCGACGAGCTACAACATCGACATCTTCACCATGTCGTACTGTCGTGGCACGAGATCGACGACCACGCTGATTTGGTGCTTTGATGAGCCGGCGAGTGTTGCGATTAGCACCGAAGTTTGCGCCACCGAAATATGGTGCTTCTTTGCCACCACCAGTCACAGCTACACGCAGTCTGCTAGATGACTTCTGCAGCGTCTTAGCTGCTGACTTCTCCATCTTCGTGCCGGCGATCTGGTTCGCTCTTCTGATGACGATCTCTGCTACCTGCTCGTTGGCCTTCTGTATCAGGTCGTCTGAGTAGCCTTCTGACTCAGCCTTCTTGATGCCTTTGATGAACTGCGTGTAGTTGATGATCTCGATCTTGCCATACTGATCTTTCTGACCTTTAACCTGAAAGCGTTCAGATGCCATGAGTGATCACCTGCGCTTGCGTGACTGCTTGGCACGCCATTTGAGATATGCGATCAGAGTGTTGAGCATGGTCTCTGACTCTGCCATCAGTGCTGATGGTGCGATGCCGGTCTCTACCGACAATGATGCGATCAGCCAGTGATAGCTGTCGTCTCCAAAGGGCTACCACCTTCTTCAGCGAGCGAGTCGTCTGCGATCTCGACATTCTCAATAGTCTGAATCCAGTCAGGGTCAAATTTGAGTGTCGTGTTTTTGGCACGAGTCTCTGCAGACCATGCGAGCCATGCAAGGTCGGTGAGTCTGATCTCACGCTCGAAGTTAGCCACACTGCGTGACCATGTGCGCTCGAACGATACGAAATCTGCGAAGCGTGCTGTGACATCTCGTGTCTCACCATCTGCATACTGCACCTTTAGTGCGATCTTCATATCTATATCCCCTTTCTAGAGATAGGTACTGGGTTATGCTGTCGTCTTTGCGAGCGTGCCACCAGTGAAAGACAGCGAAGTCATCGCCATCTCGCCAACGGCTGCAGCGACCGGCGTGTGAGCTGCCAAGAAAGTATTGGAAACCGTATAAAGTGGGTTCGTTGCACTAGTAGCAGCTGCCGATGGTCGTACAGTCACAGTGGTCTGAGTGCCCACGAGTGGGAAGATCGTCGCTTCAACTTCAGCTGCTGCGAAATCTTGCATGAACTCGACATCGACTGTGATGTTCTGCAAGCCACCGATGAAGGTGTGACCACCTGAGCCGAAGGTCGTTGATTCGACGCTATCGATCTCATAGGTGAGAGTTACGCTGTTTGCCCTGTCGCTGAGTACAACACCATTCACAGTGATGTCAGCGTTGGTCAGTACGAGTTGAGCCATGTCAGTTGTCTTCTTTCTTGTCGATCTTGTTCTTTGATACTGCCGAGACTGGGGTCAGATGACCGGCAGCCACGAGAGCATCGATATTCGATGACTCTAGTTCAGATGCACTGAGTGTGTCACCACACTTGTGCCCTGCGAGTTTGTCGCTGCTCACTGTGTATGTCGTCATCTAGATGCCTTTCTAAGCGTGCACTATCACTGTGCACTGTACTTGCAGAAACTCGCTCTCGGCAACCGATACTGCTGTGATGTTCATGCCAGACTCGACTATGAGAGTGCGTGCTACCCCACCGAGCGTCTGATCACCTTCGATGGCAGCTCTGATCGATGTAGCCCCACTGTATGAGAGATACCCATCGAGAGCTGTGTGAGCTGTGCGATCTAGGTATCTGCCGACGATTACGAAGACTGAGCAGCGCATGACGACATCGCCACCGCCGAAAGCCTTGTGATACTCCACTGACTCGATCACAGGGAAGCCCACAGGTGGGTTGAGTTGATCGGGCATGTAGGTACTGGTGCGCAGACCAGAGATAGTGCCGAGTCTGGTCGCCAGACCTGTCAGCACCTGCGAGACGGTCGCCGGCATCAGGCAACACCGAGAATGCGATATGGCGAGAGCAGGTCACGCACATCAGGGTCAACGGCACGCACTGTGATCGCCATGTCTGCGAAGCCGAGAACGCCTAGAGCTGCGTTGTATCGTGCGAACTGGCGCATAGATAGCAATACACAGGCTTCTCTGACATCATCTGGGATAGCAGGCCAACCGAATGTGGCTGTGAGCTGTACGGTCGGTGGTGCAGGTGCGAGCCAGAGTGGGAATGTTTGCCCACCAGTAGCTGCGATCGCACGATATGGTCTGCCCTGTAGTGCGTGATCTAGTGGCTCTAGCGTGTAGTCAGTAGCTGCATTCCATGTGTAATCGAATGTTCCAGTACCACTATTGTCTGTCTTCAGGGTCAGGGTAGATGATGCGATATCTGATGTCTGTAGCCGGTACGAGTTGTTCGCATAGTAGGTGACAGTCTTCTGAGTCTGATAGAAGAATCGACTGGTATAGCCATCGATACGACGACTCGCACCTTCGATCGAGTTCTCTAGCAGAGTGTCATCGACATTATCGGTCAGACGCATCGCTGCCTTCACTTCGGCAAGTGTGCAGTAGCCGTTAGTGATGGCCATATGGGTCTATCCCTTCTTGCGTTTAGCTGCTTTAGGAAGATTCGCTGTCTCGACCTGTGGCTCTGCTGTCGCAGTCTCCACTGGGGTCGATGCTTGTTTAGTTTCATGGCCGAGATCACGCAGGTATGCGTCGATCTGTACTACACGATCTTTGAGACCACGCTGTACATATCCAGCACGCTCTGTGAGCAAGCCATCGATGAGTGATTTTTTGTTGGTCATAGTTCGATCTCAGAGAGCCGGCACACCACAGTGATCAGCCTGTGGTGCACCGACTATCGACTGAGTTAGAAGGTTGGTGTTACGAGACCAGTTCCACCGATCAAGGCGAAGGCGTTTGGATAACGGTTTGCTGTGAAAGCACTGTATCCATACACGATCATCGTGATGTCGAGTTCTGAACCCTTTGGCTGTTCGAAACGCAGCATCATCGGCTCGCCTGCACCCTGTTCCCACAGGTGTGCTTCTTGGCTGTTGCCGAGAATGATGACATCTTCGTTGCTTCCTGCACCGTTGGTCGTGATGACATTCGCATCGGTGATGACAGGCAGACCCAAGATGGTGTATCCACTGTTGCCATACACAGGTGCGCCATTGCCTGATGCGAATGCAGGCTGACCATTGAAGTTTGGTACAGGTACTGCAAGTGGTCGGTTCTGACCATCGACAGCTGCCAAGATGTAGGCGAGTCGTCGTGGGTGCATCAAGATGAAGTTCGGGCCTGCGAAGTAATTGGTCTGAATGCGCTGAATAGCGTCAGCCAACTTCGGGTAGAGCTCAGCGACGGTAGGTGATGCGTCAGTGTAGGTCACTACCTGTGTGATCACATTGGTGAGTGATGTAGCACTGGTCGTGACGAACAATGAGTCAAGGTTCGTGTGGTAGGCAGATACGAGATCAGCCATCACGAGTGAGTCGATGTTCGTGCCACGCTCGATCGCCTGACGACTGACATTCTGCTGACCAGCGACAGTGACTACCGAAACATCAAGTTTGGTGTCGTCGATGTTGGTTTCTTGTACTGCAGCACCTTCGGTCTGTACAGCAGTTGCAGAGCCGGTCGTGACCTTCGAGATCGAAAGGGTCAAACCTGAGTCTGGCAGCTGATGCTTGCGAGCGATGTCCAAGAATGGTCGGCCTGCTCGTGCGAATGGTGCAGCCAAGTCGGTCAAGAACTGTGGAACGATCAAACCAGCGAAGTTTGCACTGGTGACATCACGACGCTCGATGCGCTCTTCGTTCATGTGACGAGCGAGACGCTCTTTAGCTGAGAAGTCGTTGCTGAACTGAGCAGCGTATGCGTCAGCTACGAACGACACGCCGGCTTGTGGCGTGTAGGTGCGTGCTTCAGACTTGACGACTGCAGGTGCGATGACCTTCTCGATGCCGGCAGCTTTGCGTGCTTCAGCAGCTGCTGCATTGCGACCTTCGAGCTCTGCGTGGCGAGTGATCTGCTCATCGAGATCACGCACTACTTCGAGTGTCTGTGCGATTTGGGTGTCTTCTTCTTGTGAGAGTTCACGCTTCTCATCGGCTGCGATCGCCACAAGTGCGTCAGCCTTTGCGAGTTCAGCGTCACGCTTCTCGATTAGTTGCTTTGAGTAGGTCATGTTTATGTTCCTTTGGGTGAGATATCTGATGGGTGTCTCAGTGGCTCACTCAGTGACCTAGTGGTCGGCTGTGTGCCGGCTGACTATCGCTGACGAGCCAGAGCGATCTGGGCTTTGCGCACAGAGACACTGGTCGTCGGTGAAATTGTACTTGCTGTATTTGAGTTGCGCAACTCAGCGACTGTGGCTTCGTAGGCAGGGAATGTCACGACGCTCACATCGAATAGTTGCACTTCTCGTAGCTCTCGCACAGACCTATCGTCAGACCATGCGTCTTTGATAGTTCGGAATGCGAAAGACATCTGGCTCATATCTCCACGACGCATCGCAGAGATCACTCTGGCTGCATCAGGGTTGAGTGGGTCGAGATCAGCGATTACCTTCAGGCCACGCTCGTCTTCTTCCAGCATCAGTGTGCCAGACTTCGTGCGTGCCAGTGGTACACCTTCGTGGTCGATGAGTAGGCGCACATCTGCGCCATCTTTGATCGTCTTTTGAAATGCGCCACGCTTGACATATTCGGTAAATGGCATCGGCTCTGATGGCGAATCGAATACAGCTGCATACCCCACTAGACGGTTGCCTGCTACATCTTCACGCATCTCTAGAGTGGTGTACGCCACTCGACGCTCATCTGCGCCAGTGATACACCAGCGATGCTCTACCTGCTCTATAGTGCTCATCGGCTCGATCATAGTTGGTGCAGTCTTGTCTGCGCACCTAGTCTGCTGATCGTCGAGTCTGGCGACGATCTGCTCTGCATACTTCTGTGCTCGTAGAGCACTCTGCTTGCTAGAGCCACCACCCCAGAGAAGCATGGCGACCAGACCGGCTGTGATCTCGTCACCTTCGACAGCATCTAGATCACCGATATGGCGAGCTATCCATGCACCGATCTTGCGCCATTTGGCTTCACTGATCTCACCAGCTGCCATGCGTCGAGCGTCAGCGACAGTCGCCGGCATGAGACCATCACCAGACAGACCCTGCTCATGTAGCTCTAGCCCACGACGAGCAGACGATCTCATGTACTCAGGTGCACTCAGATCGATATCGGCTCTGGCTTCATAGCCCATCGACGACTCATCTGGCTCTTCGATCTCTTCCATCTCGTCGTCTTCTTCTTCGTCTTCTGACTCGTATGAGAGTTTCGCTTGTGCCAGTATCCCGATGACCTGATCGATAGCTGCTACGAACTCGGCATTTCGCTCATTCTTCTTTGATGGTGCTTTGAGATCGTCGATAGGTGTCAGGGTCGAGAGTTTATGGCCGACGAGAGTATCTGTGGCCACCCACCCATCATCACTCTGGGTATATACCCTGATCAGTGCTGCAGGGTCATCGGCTGTGCCGGTGATCGTGAATGAGCTGTCAGGTATGTCGATGCTGTCGTCTGTGACGATGCGCTCGATCTTCCCACGAGCACGACCACCTGATGAGTTCCATGATACGAAG